TCTCAGCCAGGCGGCCAAGTCCGAGTGGAAGCGCATCGTGCCTCAGCTGGAGGAGATGGGACTACTGACCAAGATCGACCGCACCGAGTTGGCTTTCTACTGCCAGGCCTATGCCAGGTGGAAGAAGGCTGAGGCTGTGCTTAACGAGAAGGGTGAGCTGTATAAGACGCAGAGCGGCAACGTGATCATCTCACCCATGCTGTGGGTGGCCAACAGGGCCATGGAGCAGTGTCACAAGTTCCTGGTCGAGTTCGGCATGACGCCAGCCAGCCGCGGCAGGATCAATGTAACTCGATCCGGTGAGGATGACGGCTGGAATAAGCTGCTCGATTTCTGCAAAGAAACGACAAATGTGCAATGAGAAAGAATTTCAGCGAAGCACGCGCCCGCAGAGCCGTCGAATTCATTCAGAGGCTCAGGCACACCAAGGGACAATGGGCCGGGCAGAACTTCATCCTGCAGGACTGGCAGCGCGAGAAGATCATCCGGCCCTTGTTCGGCACCCTGAATCCAGACGGTACCCGCCAGTACCGCACCTGTTACGTGGAATTGCCGCGCAAGAACGGCAAGACGACTGTCGCCTCTGCTATCGCGCTCTACTTGCTTTATGCCGACAGCGAGGCCGGCTGCGAGATATATAGCGCCGCCAACGATAGGCCGCAGGCAGCACTGGTTTTCAATGAGGCAGCAGCCATGGTACGCCAGGAGCCCAATCTGTTTAACATCTCCAAGATCGTGGACAGCCAGAAGCGCATCGTCTATCGCAGGTACAACTCCTTCTACAGCGCCATCTCGGCCGAGGCCTTCACCAAGTGGGGCATCAACGCCCACGGGATTATTTACGATGAATTACATGCAGCGCCCGACCGCGATCTGTGGGACACCTTAACAACTTCGACTGGCTCACGGCGCCAGCCTTTAACGCTGGTGATCACCACGGCGGGATATGACCGCAACTCGATCTGCTGGGAGCAGCATAATTACGCCTTGAAAGTGCAGAACGGCATCATTGAGGACCCCACCTTCCTACCGGTCATTTTTTCCGCTCCCGAGAATGCGGACTGGAAAGACGAGAAAGTCTGGGCGTCATGCAATCCGGCGCTGGGCACCTTCCGCAGCATCGATGAGATGCGCACCCTCTGCAACAAGGCGCAAGAAACACCGGCCCTGGAGATGGCCTTCAGGCGGCTGTACCTAAATCAGTGGGTCAACTCCGTGGAAAGGTGGCTGCCCATGGACGCCTGGGACGCCTGCAGCGATGCCGTCGATGTTGAGAAGCTCAACGGCCGCACCTGCTACGCCGGACTTGATCTGGCCAGCACGACAGATCTCACCGCCCTGGCGCTGGTCTTTATAGATGACGATGGCATCATTGATGTGCTAATGCACTTCTGGATTCCTGGCGATACCGCTATCGATAAAGAGAAACGGGACCGGGTGCCCTATCGAACCTGGGCAAAAGAGGGTTTGATCACTCTCACGCCAGGTAATGTCATCGATTACCAGTATATTCAGCATACGCTCAGGGAACTGAGAGAAAAATATGATATCGCTGAGATCGCCTTTGATCGCTGGGGAGCGACCAAGCTGAGCCAGGATTTAACCGACGATGGATTCCTTATGGTCCCGTTCGGCCAGGGCTTCGCTTCCATGAGCGCGCCGACCAAGGAACTGATGAATCTGGTATTGAGCAAGAAGATCAGGCACGGCGGGCATCCTGTGCTCAGGTGGAACTGCGACAACCTGGTCGTGCGCATGGATCCCGCTGGTAACCTCAAACCCGATAAGGAGAAATCGACCCAGAAGATAGACGGCATGGTGGCCTTGATCATGTCCATCGACCGGGCCAGCCGTCATAGCAACCTGATCGAGACGTCGATGTATGAAACGCAGGGACTGACAGTTATATGAAGATACCGTTTTTAAAGAAGCTGCTGGGCAACTCGGCAAGCAGCACTGTTAGCCGGGTGGATGACCCGCTCAACCTCTACTGGCGCAGGAGCAACACCGGCGCCAGTGTTACCGAAACCACCGCGCTTTCGGTTGTAACGGTGTACGCCTGCGTGCGCATCTTATCTGAAACGCTGGCATCCCTGCCGCTGCACTTGTACAAGAGGCTGGAACGGGGCAAACAAAGGGCTATTGAACATCCTCTCTATCAGATACTGCACACCATACCCAATCCGGAGATGAACAGCTTTACCTTCCGTGAGACCTTGATGGCGCATCTGGTTACCTGGGGCAATGCCTATGCCGAGATTGAATGGGACAACTACACAAAGGTTAAGGCGCTCTGGCCATTACGGCCGGACAGGATGCAGGTCTGGCGGGAGAACGACCAGATTATTTACAAATATTACTTACCCAACAGCGCAGGAATGGTGACACTACCGGCATATCGTGTCTGGCATATCCCTGGGCTGGGCTTTGACGGCCTTGTCGGTTACCCTCCGATCACACTGGCACGTGAAGCCATCGGTTTATCGCTCGCCACGGAGGAGTTCGGAGCCAGGTTCTTCGGCAACGGCGCGGCTCCGGGCGGTGTTCTTGAGCACCCGGCCAAGCTCTCCAAGGAGGCGCAGGACAACCTGCGTAAATCCTGGAACGAGATGCACTCCGGCCTGTCCAACCAGCACCGGCTTGCCATCCTGGAAGAGGGCATGAAGTGGAGCAAGATCGGCATTCCGCCGGACGATGCTCAGTTCCTGGAGACCCGCAAATTCCAGCGAAACGAGATAGCCTCATTCTTTCACATACCACCCCACATGATCGGTGACCTTGACCGAGCCACCTTCTCAAACATTGAGGAGCAGGCGCTGGAATTCGTGGTCTACACTATGCGCCCCTGGCTGGTCCGCTGGGAGCAGTCGATCAACCAGAAGCTGCTCAACCCTGATGAGAGGGCCGAGTATTTTGCTGAATTCCTGGTGGATGGACTGCTGAGGGGCAATATCCAGGCACGCTACCAGGCCTATGCTACCGGCCGTCAGTGGGGCTGGCTGTCGGCCAACGACATCAGGGAGCTTGAAAATCAGAATCCGTTGCCCGGCGAGGAAGGCGATATCTATTTGAATCCCATGAACATGGTGCCTGCTATGCAATTGATCGAAAAAATGAGGAGCATTTAACTATGTTATATCCAAATAGAGGTGAAACCAAGGATGCGTTTTTAGATCGTTGTATGAAGGAATGCACAGATATGAAGGATTTTCGTGCGTCTATAACACAATATGACCGTGTAGTACGACCCAATAGAAAGAGATTACCGGAAGAATTTGGTCATTACCACGGCGGGGGCAAAGTAAGGCGTCAGGCGGGGTATGACTCCTTGCTTAAAGCCATTTTCAGGAGGTAATCATGGAACATAAATCGATCAAGATTCAATTCAAAGAAGCTCAGGAAGGCGCATTCACCGCCCAGATCGCCACTCTCAATGTGATTGACAGCGACAACGACCTCACCAAATCCGGCGCCTTCCCTGCCGGCAAAGAGCTACTGATCTCTGCCTATCAGCACGGCTCCTGGCAGGGCGCCCTCCCTGTCGGCAAGGCCGTGATCAGGGAGATCGGCGACGCTGTGATAGCGGAAGGCCAGTTCAATCTAAATTCAGTCTCCGGCCGAGAGCATTATGAAGCGGTCAAGTTCACCGGCAGCCTGCAGGAGTGGAGCTACGGCTTCTGGCCGGTCAAGTGGAACATGGAAGAGATCGACGGCAAACAGGTGAGGATCCTGGAATCCGTCGACCCTGTTGAGATATCACCCGTATTAAAGGGTGCCGGCGTAGGAACGGCGACCCTGGCCATCAAAGAAGACGACGGTGCCACCTTCGCTCAGCATTTCGAGACGGCGCTTGCTGCTGTCGCTGGAGTGGTTGAGCGCTCTAAATCGCTTGCCGATCTGAGGCGCAAGGAAGGCCGCACCTTATCCCAGGCTAACCGCAATCGGATTAAAGACCTGCAGTCTCAGTTAAATATCCTGTCTGCCGAACTGCAGACGCTCCTGGACGAGACTGATACCGCCAGCAAATCCGTGGTCGGCAGCCTGTACCTGGCATTTTCCAGGACATTACGCAATCTGAATTAAACGGAGGTCAACAATTGAACCTTAAAGAACTTAACGAGGCTATTGTAGCCAAATCCAAAGCCCTCCACGATATCTTCGAGGAGGCTGGTCCGGACATGGATATGTCCAAGGTCAAGAGTTTGAGCGGTGACACCGCCGCCAAGGTCGAGGCCATCAAGGCTATGAACGCCGAGCTTGACGACCTGGGCAAGAAACGAGACCAGGCAAACCAGCTTATCGAGAGCCGCAAACGCGCCGATGAGATGTCCAACGCACAGCCAATTCCCAAGGCCGATCCTTCACCTGCTGCCCGCAAATCCCTGGGCGAGATGGTGATGGAGAGCGCTGCTCTCAAGAACAAAGGCCAGACGTCCAGCCTGGATGTAGACCTCAAAACCCTTTTCGAGCGCACGGCTGGCTTCGCGCCTGAAAGCGTGCGCATCCCCAGGGTGGAGCAGTACGCTGTGCGGCCTCTGATGGTCGCTGACCTGCTGCCGGTGCTGCCTACCTCCCAGGCGGCCATCAAGTACATGGAGGAGACCACCTTCACCAACAACGCCGCTGAAACCGCTGAGGCTGGGACTTACGGCGAGGCAGCGCTGGCCTTCACCGAGCGCAGCGTGCCGGTCGAGAAGATCGCCGTCTGGCTGCCCGTCACCGATGAGCAGCTGGAGGACGTGCCCAGCATGGCTGCCTACATCAATAACCGGCTGGCCTACATGCTGGAAGCCCGCCTCGATTCCCAGATTCTCAACGGCAACGGCACACCGCCCAATTTGATGGGCACGCTCAACGTCAGCGGCATCCAGACCCAGGCCAAGGGCGCCGACCCGACGCCGGACGCCTTCTACAAGGCCTTCACCCTGCTTCGCACGGTTGGCTTTGCTGAGCCCGACGTCGTTTTCATGAACCCGGCCGACTGGCAGGACATCCGCCTGCTGAGGACTTCCGACGGCATCTATATCTTCGGCAGCCCGCTCGACCCGGGCGTCGAAAGGATGTGGGGCATCCGCGTGGTGTTGTCTATGGCCGTGGTGGCCAACACCGGCATCGTAGGTGCCTACGGGCAGTATTCCGCGCTTTACATGAAACGCGGGCTGGAGATCAAGGTCACCGATTCCCACGACACCTACTTCATCTCCGGCAAGCAGGCCATCAGGGCTGATATGCGCTGCTCTTTGGTGCACTTCCGGCCCAAGGCCTTCTGCAAGGTAACTGGCATCTAAACCAAGCGGGCGGGCCAGCTGCCCGCCCAGCTTTTTCACAGGAGGAAAAACATGCCCATCATACAAGGTGGAAAGGTGATTGAGGGCGCCACCAAGCGGCCATGGATGAACGATGGTGTGCCCACCAACGGCACATCCGGAACTCTGGCGGGTGTCGCAGACCCTGGCGACCTGCTCATCGATTACGCCAACGGCAACCTTTATCAGAACACCAATACCAAGCTCTCGCCCACCTGGACTAAATACACCACGGAGGCCGAGCCAACACAGCACCTCTGGACCAACAACGGCGCTCCCACTGACGGTACCGAGGGCACGCTGGCAGGATCGGCCGAGCCCGGTGATCTTTTGATAGATACGGCCAACAAGAAGGTCTACCAGAACACTAACACCAAGGCCTCGCCCACCTGGAACTCGGTGCGCGATATCGCCGAATCCGAGATCGGCACCGGCGCGGTCACCGAGACCAAGATCGGGGCTGCTGCTGTTTCCAAGAGCAAGCTGGCCGGCGGCTTCTTCAAGGTCAACCTGATTGCCGGCGGCTCCGCTGGAGATCACACGGTAACTGGAATAACCGCCTTAGACGAGATGGTCTCGGTATTAAGGTTGGTGGCAGACGGCCACCTGGATGACATGACCGACATCACCAGCGAGTTCACGGCCGGGGCGGGCAAGATCAATAACGCCGAGGGCACGGACACCACGGGAGATAAATTGCTGGTGATCTGGCTGGACATCACAGCATGAGCACCGATAAAGAACGGGAGCAGATCCGCGACAGGGTTCGGCGTTACCGGGAAAAGCACAAGGCCGAGAGCGTTACAGCTTCAAATGTAACGCCCGTAACGCCCAACAAGGCCGTCTGCAAATGTAAATACTACCGTTACAGCGACGGTCAGCTGGTCTGCTCCCAGTGCGGCCGGACGGCGCCGCCCAGACAGGTCGAGGACAAGCTCAGGCGGGGGATAAACATCAAATGATCATCAAATACAAAAGCATCATCATCGACGGCAGGGACAGGTCAGGCCAGGTTGAAGACCTGCCCGACACACTGGCACTGCGCCTGATCAAGCAGGGATATGCTGAACCATTGGAAGCCCCATCAATACAGCCGCAGGATCCTGCTGAGGACAAACCCAAGAAGAGGAACAGGCCATGGGCTTAAACCAGACGTCGGCGCCGGCCATCGAGCCGGTCAGCCTTGAAGAGATCAAGCTGCACCTGCGCCTGGACAGCGGTATAACTGAGGACGCCCTGCTATCATCACTTATT